AAGCTGTTTGAATGTTCACTATATCTTGTTCCAATGGAATGGAAATACGGTTCACCGGTTCAGTCTTATACTGAGCTTCAATTTCGTAGGTCTTGCCAGTCTTCTCATCGAAAACTTTCTCTGCTTCCTTTTCAAGAACTTTTCTATCCGGGTACTTCTCCTTGTCAACCATGATTTCATGGCGTTCAGGATTCCAATCATCCCACAACTTGCAGCGGTCGGGAATCTCGGTTTTCCTACCTTTCTTCAGGTAGCTTATTTTCTGCCCGATGTCAGGCAACGCTAATATTTCTTCTAAACTTAATGGCATAGCTTATATTTTTAGTGTGTGAATATTCCTGTTAAATCTTTCGGCTTCTGAATCTTACCAAGAAGCTCACCCAATACATAATAACGAACAGCGTCAATACCATGATTGTCGTGGTCTTCCGGCTCGTTGATGTAATTTCCATCCTTGTCCTTCGCCCACACATACTTTCGGAACTCACTTTGTAAGTTA